TAAAGCGTCGAGAAGACTTGTAACCAAAGTCAACGCTGCCTCGGCGATCATCGGAGTTGCTTCAGTAATCGCCTCTAATGCACTTGCTAAAAGTACAAGAAACGCATCCTTGATGATTGGGGCGCCGTTTATAATAACATTACCAAGTGCAATAAGTCCTTCGCCAATTTTTTCGAATAATATAGGGATCAGACTTAGTATTGCAGAACCGATAATGGTAATAGCTCCAGCGGCGGCAGTAGCAGAAACAGATAGTGTAGCTAAACCCGTAGCGAATGCCAGCACGCCAACTCCAACAGCCATTACACCAACACCTAGAAGTGCAATAGCCGCACTCAACCCAATTATCGTCGGAACAAGAGGTTTCAAGATAAGAGCCGCAGTGCCAAGCACTGTGAATGTTCCAGCTAACGCTAAAAGTCCCATGCCAATCTCACTAAGGGACATACTACCAAGAATTTTGAGGGCCCCGGCCATAATAACAAGAGCAGGCGCAACAATCATCATAGCTGCTGCACCAGGAATCGCTTTTCGCATAACTTTCAGGGCAACAGCGAGTATAGTCATCGAACCTGCCAAAGTAGCAAGACCTTTACCTATCTCTTCCCAGCTCATACTACTCATCTCACGAAGAGGTTTAACAAGAATAGTAAGTGCTGTAGCAACCCCAATAAGTCCTGTAGCCTTAGTAATCATGCCTTTTGGCATAAAATTCAGAGCCAAGGTTATAGCAGCCAGAGAACCAGCTAATGTAGCAAGTCCTTTCGCAATTTCACCCCAACTCAACGAACCCATCTTTTCAACTGCTTCGCCAATTATAAGCAAGGCAGCCCCCATAATAACCATTCCGGTAGCTTTGTTGATCATACCCTTAGGCAAGAACTTCATAGCAATTGTTATAGCCGTCAAAGCCCCCGCCATTGTGGTAAGACCTTTGCCAATCTCACTCCAAGATAATTGACCCATCTTTTCAACCGCTTCTGCAAATATAAGCATTGCGGCGCCAAGAGCGATCATGCCTACACCCATTGAGATCATTCGTTTAGGTTTTCCCATAAGACGTGTAACTGCGACCAATTCAGCAAGAATAACTGTAAGTCCAGTTAGACCCTTAGCTAATTCTTCCCAACTAAGTTCGGACATTGATTCGACTGCTTTTGACATAATTAAAATTGCAGTCGCAAAAGTAATTAACCCAGTAGATCCCTTTATGAGTTTTCCAGAACTCTTATTTAGTGTTTTAGCCGCGACAACAAGGGCCGTTGTCAAAACTGCAATACCGACTGTACCTTTAGCTACTCCTTCCCAGTCAAGAGATGCAAGGTTCTCCATAGCAAACGACAAAATAAGAATAGCGGTAGCCATAGCGATCATCTGACCTGAGATTTTCGCCATTTTGACGTTACCCATTGTTTTAGCGATAACGCTCATTGCGGTAGACAGTTCAACGAAGAGAACTGTAATACCCATTAACGATGATGTCAGTTTTTCACTGTCTATAAGAGAGAGAACAAGAAGTGCAGCTGCTAAGATACCGATAGCTGTTGCGATTGAAAGTAAAGTTTTAGCTTTTAGAGTAGTTTGATAAACTTTCAATGAATCACAGACACTATTGAGTACTTTATTTATACCTTTAAGGGGACTTTTGATACCTTTGAATATTCCTGTTACACTATCTGATACTCCTGTTAGTGATTTAATAAAATCCTTGATCCTGTAAAGAAGAACACCAAAAAGTCCAGCATTAATGAGGTCAAGAATTTCGTTAAACTCCAACTTTTCAACAGCTTGGCCTATTTTGTCAGCGAGACTTCCTAAAGTTTTTCCAACAATACTTCCAAGCTTAGCCACGATAGGGACAGCCCATTCGAGAACTTGTACAATAATCTCGAAAACTGCTCCAAATATCTCGCCTAAACGAGTAAACGGACGTAATCTTTTTCCTGCTTTCTCTGAAAACTCAAACAAAGGACTCATATCGATAGATTTGAAACCTTGAAATGCTGTTCCAATTCTATCAATAGCATCTTTGATTTTATCTGCAACAGTTGTAAAGATTTCTTTAACTTTCTCAAAAGCTTTACCAAATATATTTCCTGCCTCGGCAGTATCATGTAATTTAACGAGAAAATCACCAAACCTTGCTGTGAGTTCTAATATTCCTCCAGCCGCTGGTCCACGAAATAAACCAAATACATGACCCGCTACATCGAAAATAAATCCAAAAGCGTCTTTGATTAAATCGAGAACAGCGAATAAACCCTTGAATGTTCGTTTAATTTTATCAGCAGTATCGTCTCCGATTTGTAATCTCTCTGTGAAACTTTTTAAACCTTCGGTTAACGCGTATAGTCTCTCACTCGTCATCGCTGGGAAAATATCCCTAAAAGCTTCTTTAATTGGGGTAACTATTTTTCTTAAGGCTTCGAACGCATTTGAAAATGATTCAATCAAAGCGGTTCGTCCACCAAGTTCTTTCCATCCCTGTAACATCTCATTACGTGCTTCTGCACCACTGGCGAAAACATCCCATAAAACATTGGTGAGGCCTGTCCAAAGCTCAATTGCTTCTTCGATGTCACCAAATATAATCTCCATGGTTTTCATCCAGCCGGTGCTCACTGCGTCTTTTGTAGCCTCAATTGCCTCTTTGAATGTTTTTGCTTGCTGGGCTGACTTAAATGCTTTTTCGGCAACATCAGAGTATTTTCCGGATAAAGCTTCCATCGCTTCAGAGGCTGTATCATATTCTCCGGATTTAACAAGTTTATATGCTTCTTTAGAGAGCTCTGCGAATTTTCCAAATGCCGCTTCCATAACCGAAGTATCAGCCCATTTATCTTTCAGAGTGCTACTAAAGTTAGCTATTGTAACTTCCCCTTCTTTAATCTTTCCCATAGCGACGCCAGTATCAATAAATATCTGTTTAAGTTGTTTTGAGGCAACGCCAGCAAGTTCTAAGCTTTTCCAGTCCATGTATTGAAGACTTCCCATACCATATGATTGGTTTAAATTATATATTGCTCTGCTAAATTCAGCAGCGCCTTTGCCAGCGTATGCCGTAGCATTCGCTATACCTGTAATCAAGGGGATAAGGTTATCGATATCTCCGCCAGAAGAAGTCATCTGAGCAAGAGCCGCTGTCATATCGGTAAAACTATAACTTGTTTCATCCGAAAACCACATAAGCTCATCGAGATAAGCATTTACTTCGTCAACCGATTTACCTGTCGCGTTCATGATGGTTTGGATATAATCTATTTTCTGTTCGTATTTAGTCCAACCTGCGATCACCTGATCAATAGATAGTGATTTTATTAACTGTATACCTGTATTAATTGCCAAGTTAGTAATATTGGTGAGGGCGGTTACCGCCATGACTTCAAAAGCTGAAAACTTAAGACGAACATTCTCGACAGCTCCGCTAAGTCCTGAGAAGTTGACATTTTTAGCAGCAGCGCTTATGTTTTCTAAACCTTTGGACGCCCCGGTCAAATTTAAACTTTGCTTAAGTTTCTCAAGAGTTGACATTGAAGTTTTAACATTCGATTCAAACCGCCTGTTGTCAAACTGCATTTCAACAACTCTTGAATCAATCGTCCTACTCATAGCTTAGTCACCTCCCTCCATGCTTCTTTTACGATTTTATCAAAAATAGGTCGGATAGCAGGATTGATGTAATCCCTCCCCTGTACCCAGCCTCCATTTCGGGTTGCGTGTCCATACTGTAAAATTATGGCTATTGGAACTCCATTTTGAATATTTGAGTTATGAAAAGTAATTTTTACTAATCCTTTTTTGTTGGTTATTTTATAGCTCCACGAACTGGCCGTTTCTCCAGAGTCAATGGGGGTTGCAGACGCAAGGGCGGCTACTCCCTCCCGACCATACTTGTCGAGATCTCCGAGACGTACAGCCCCTTTGACTTTCTCTAAGAAACGTGTCAGTTTGGAGAAATCGCCCTTTTGTCTGAACTTTATCATACAAAATTCTCCCCTTTTATAAAAGTTCGTTTACTCTCTTCTGCACGGCAGAATAATCATAACCAGCTTTAGTGAGACGGTCCTTTCGGTCCTGACCGTTACCCCATAAACCCTGAATGACTTCGCGGGCAATTTCATCGATACTTTTCTTCGAAGATGTAGTCACGGCAGTTCCACTTTTCGTGGTAATGTAAGTATCAAAACCAGCTGCTTTAAGTTTAGCGGCCATGGCTTCTGCGTTTGTTTTTTTACTAAAGGCGCCAACCTGAATTTTGTAGAGATTGTCTACCTTTACCATATAAGTATCAAACCCGGCAGCTTTGACTTTGGCTAACATAGCTTCTGCATTTTCTTTCTTACTAAATGCTCCTGTCTGAACTCTATATAAAATTTCGGAGTTGGTATTAGATGAACCGCTATTTAGCTTTGCGTTTACTTCAGATGCAATTTGTCCTAGACGATTATAAATATAATCACCAGGACAAGACTTATTAGTAAACCATCGATGAACTGTCATATTTTGTTTATCTGGTTGGCCTATTAAAGATTTATCAGCTTTCCACCTAAGTTCTGGAATGCCATTTCGTTTGCAAATATCAACTAATAGTTCTATTAAAGACTTATAAACTTTATCATTGATAGCATAAGGGTGAGTTTTATCGCTGGAACATTCTATAGTAATTGCTCTATTATCATTCGCTGAGTTCGAAGAACACCACGAACGGTCTTTCTCCTCTACGTACATTCCGATCCGACCGTCAGATCCAATACCATAATTAGAAGATGCCTTACGAGAAGCAGATGCAAAAATATCACCAAGAGTCTCCACTGAGCATTGACCGGCAGTACAATGAATTGTAATGGTGTCAATTTTATGGTTTCTTGGGCTGGTCTTGTTTGGACTAATTTTGGTATAACTAACCAAAGGGCTATTACTCATGATTATTCCTCCTTAATTCTTCGAATCTGTTCAATCATTTGAACCACTTTGTCGTAACCAACCGTTGATGTTAGGAACCCAAGATACATAAGTATAACAATCTCGACTCCAACCTTCAAAGAAAAGACAATGTCGTTCATGATGAGATAGATGACGCAAACAGCGCAAGAAATTATAACTGAAGAAACAGCGGCCAAAACATTTGAAGAATATTTGACAGTTGTCCCGTCAAGAAGCTTCTTGATTCCTTCGACCGTTAGATTTGTTACAACAGAAACAATTAAAAGCGCTGTAGTTAAAAAATAAATAGGCATGATAAATCCTCCTTTATTCAACCGACTCATCTTCTTCAGACAAACGGTCTAGTTCGAGTTTTTTATTTAATCTCTTTTCACGTTCATCGAAGAACGTTTCGAAAAGGGCTTTAAAGAAATATCCAAGCATTACACCAATTATGGTGTCGGCGATGGTGCTAGAAAGTGATTCTGCAATTTGCTCTTTACCCATAAAAGCAAGTATATACGATAGCTGTAAATCTATTAATGAAACGATAAGAATTACTGTAACTGCTTTTTTTGTAAAAGTTGAAAAATATCTATTCATCGCCTCACCCCTTTGTATTTAATCGTTTTCTACGAGCAGCGTTTAAAGCTGCATTACGTCTCATGATCTCTTTTTTACTTATTTTTTTAGGAGGCTGATTCTTAATATTGCAGACCTTAATTAGAGTAAGAAGGCGGTTGAGATGCCATTTTTGACACTCAAATGGTATATTTAAAGCGATCATCCAATAATAGATAAGCTCTGCCGTAATCTGTTCCCTGCTTGGTTTTGCCATTTTATCATCTGAAAAATAAGTTGCAGTCATTGGGGCATTTATATAATTGTTAATCTCTTCAATGTTTTTATTTGTGAGATAATTGTAAACTTCTGGATCTACATTTTGCGTGATCGTCATGCATTTTATATAATCCAAAGTTTCTTCAAAGGTTTTTTCTTGTTTAGTTAAAAACGGTTTACACCATTTTGATTCCCATTTTGAAAGAGAGACGAGGGAATGCTCCAATTGCAATGTCTGCTCTTTTGTGGTGATGAATTCCTGTTTCCGCTCGTCCCATAGTTCGACAGCTGGTATCGTAATCTGAAGCATTCCTCAATCCTCCTTAACTTTTTATTGTTGTTTAACCGGCGCTTGTTTTAACGGCGCTGTTATTTTAGGGGTATCTGCCGGAATAATCCCATTCACAAACTGTGCTGCTGCATCTGCATTTGTTGCCAATTCCACAAATAATTGAGAAAAGGCTTCTGTCTGAGAAAAGGCAGCAGAAAGTTCTTCTGATTTAATAAACCTTTTTCCATCAGGAGACTTCTCACCGTAAGCCTTAAGAATAATTTCTTTAAAAATCTTAATAATTTTTTCGCCGTCCTGAGCAGCGACAATCTTATTAAGCGTTTGGGCCATACCACCAGGCATACTTAACTCCATTTCCATAATTTCAGCCTTGGAGAGATTGAAGTAGAAGTCCTCTGTTCTTTCGTTTCCATCATAGTCGATGTAAGTTATTGTTTTTTTCAACATAATAATTTCTCCTTTCGAATAATAATATAATAGGGAGTCGCCAGCCGATAATCCTGAATACGACTCCTAAAATAAGTTTAATTACGAACAATTAATTAACCCTCAGCAGGGGTCAACAAAGCAATAATCTCATCGGGTAGAGGCAACCTCGGATCACTACCTTCGTCACTACCATACAGAATTTCTTCTAAAGCAGCCAGTTTAGCAGGGTCGACCTTAGTAGAATCGATAGTAACGCAAGCCGTAGGTTTGTATCCGGTTACTTCAACAGGAGTAGTAGTGATTTCCCAAGAGAAAGTAATAGCTTCTGGGCTATCATTGATAGTTGAATAACCCTTCTCTGAAGGAGATGCAAGAGCGCCATAAATGATATGAATCTTATAGCCGTAATCATCGCCATCGACATCGTTGCCGAGAGTAGTAACATAAGAAAGACCAAAAGGTTTACGAGACTGCTGTCCAATCATAACTCCTTTTGCAATCTCAGCAGACCCATCACACTGAGCAAATTCATCCGGATAAGTATAAGCCTCAATAGTAGCACCGAACTCTTCAGCAGAAATGAGATTAACGTATTTAATATTATCGGCATAAATAGGAGTTACTTCCGCACCGGAAGGACTTTCAGTAACTGATATAAGACCGTTCCATGCAACGCCTTTCGGATAAGTACCTCCAGGTCCTTGTGGATAAAGCACACCCTTTTTGACACCAGTTTCATAAAAACGTTCTCCAGTTTTATCCCAAACAAGTTTAGCCATATTTTTATCCTCCTTTAATTTAATATTTAAAAATATAGAATGAAAATATAATGATTTAGATTGTCCGATTGAAAATGTCGATTAAATCGACAAGTAGGTAAAGCAATGATCTTATCTACTATCGGACTATCTGGATCCTTATCGATAACTGTTACTAAATATCTTTTCTTAGATGAATAAACCCCGTTATTTGCAAACGAGTTCTCAATATTATCGAGACTGTAAACAATAGCGGGGTAATTCATCTTTACTGACTCAGGGGGTTGAAAATATACATTTCGACTTCCGAGTATTTCCTCGAGTAAAGTCTGTAGTTCTAGCCTACTGGGCATTATATACACCCCCTATAGTCAGTATTAGTCTTGGGTACTGAACTTCAACATTTGTAATCTTCCATTTAGCACCCATGAATTCAACATATCGCATCGAATGAAAATTCTGATTGGCAAATGGATCGGCTACAATGCTGATTTCATTCGCAACGTTAATATCATCATTGAGTTGATTAGTGGTTTGAAGTCTACGAGTGTTTCGGACAAGTTCACCATAATACATTTTCTCAGTAATCTGCTCCTCCCACACTCCTGGCTTT